TCTTAAAGAAAATTTTTCTATTATAATAGGTGATGCAATAGACTCAGCTAAAGTATTTTTTAGTGAACTTTTCAGTTCAATTTTTGCACCTTTTAGAAGAGCAATAGATGCATACAATAACGCTGGAGGTGGACTCAAAGGCACATTTCAAGCTGCAAAATCTTTGATAGGAGATGAGGCACTACCACAATTATCTCAAGAACAACAGTTAGCTCAAGATATAGCCAATAGAACAGGTGTTACCTTAGATGTTGCACAACAACGAGCAAGAGAGATTACGGAATCAGGTATGGATAAAGATATGAGAAATGAAATTAGTAGCAATGTCATAACCAATGTAAATAATGTTGACCAATCACAAGGTAAAGGTTCTTCATCTCCAGTCATCGCAGCGACACCAGTTACCGACAAACAAAACATAGAAGTTTTTTAGACAAAAAAATACCCCCCTGACGGCGCCTAGGGGGGTATGGACGTTTCTCGATTTAATCAGGGACTAGTTTGACATCGAGTGGTAGTGCCCGACCTTATGCGTTGGCTAACTTCTCAAAGTATGCCATTGTGTCCTCTTCCTTTTCCTCAGAAGATTCCACAGGTTTAGTATCAACCTTCGGTGCAGCGACTGGTTCGTCATCCAACTCATCAGTCACATTACCAACAGATACCGTTCCAGACAAGACCGCATCAAGACGAGTTTTTAACTCATCATAAGACTTGAAGTTGGATGATGCAGTAAACTCTGCGAGAGGATACTGTTTCTTCCAGATTGCTTCGATTGCGTCATCGTCATCTAACAAGGGGCTTACTGAATCGAACTCTGACTTGTCATAGTTCCAGTAACCATCAACCTTGCGAACTTTCAACTTGAAGTTTGCACCCTTCCAGAAATCAAATGGATTGATTGCTTGTTCGTCCTCAAACGCTGGTTGCATCGCTTCCATAATCTTGTCAAAGATCTTCTTACCGAAACGATAGAGAAAAACCTTTCCTTCATTCTCTGGGTGTTTGGAATCACTCACAACATAGATGTTTGCGAAGTATTGTAACTTCCTCTTCTGTTTGCGAGCAATCTCTTTGTCTGACTCCAGACCAGTGTTCCACAACTGCGTGTTGTGTTCTGATACAGGATCTTTTTGACCGATGGTAGTGAGAGAGTTCTCGATATACCATTGACCAGTGGGGCCTTGAAACGCATGATTCCAGACTTTCGCCCATGGCAAGTCCTCACCATCGACTGCTGGGAGGAATCGAATGACTGCATAACCATTACCAGACTTATCTAGTTCTGGTTTCCACAATCGGTCATCCTTGTAGGACTTCTTCTCTTGTGGTGCAGAATCTTCCTTGACTGCGGTTAATAATTTGTCAAGAGAGCTTGACTTTTTAAGTTTACTTAAAGACATAATATCTTCTCCTTATGTTAACGTATGTTATTGTATTTTAGTTTTAAGTTCATCATATGTGATAAATTTTACATGAGGCATCCAATCAAAAACACCTTTACCTATTTGGTGATCGATGTTCTTGCATACCCAGTAGAATGTAGTCTGATCCTCGAACTCATCAAAAACAGATTTATATTGCTTTCTCCAAACTTCACAATCAAAACCTTTCGCATAATAATAGTTCTTCGTATCTTTATACATTCCTATGTATTTATCATTATCTTGCATCATATCAAAACCAAACATAAAAACTGTTTTGGCTCCTTGATGACACGCAAGATACATTGAGGTTGCACCAGCAGACCGACCCTTAAAAACTTCAATCGGTCTTACCTTATCTTCGTCAGCTAACCAACAAATATACAACCCACAATTCTTTGCAAATTTAAACTCCAAATCTTTTGGATCTTTATCAGGATTATTTTCAATCGCTTGTTTTAACTTGACAGCTGCATCTCTAGGATTCTTACCTTGCACAACGCATCTTTTACTTGTATCATAAAATCCTGTTTCTTCGTTATACTTTCTTCTTTTATTTTCGTAGATAAGATTCTGAGGGAATCCTACCTTGAGTAAATCAATGTGGTCTCTACCCCAAGTAAGTGGCTCTGTAAACTCTTCTGGTAATATATTCCAATCAAGAAACCAACAAGTATTTTTTAGTGGATACCCAGATTCATAAATCTCTTGTTGCATATTGTAATCCACTGACACCAAGTTATCAACCACACCATCACGATAGATTGCATTACAACCCCAAGTCGTAACACCTTCAAATTGTTGATTGATATCCCAGCCCCTTCTGGATTCACCATTACCATAAACAAAAGCAATTTCACTCATAATAATTCACCGTTTCCTCGTAAGTCTGAACATCTTTAAAGTTTTTAAGTTTGTAATTATGTAGTACGATTGTGGATGACTCCATTACCAATGTGACAAATCGTCTTGGATACTTAGATGCGTATCTGTTTGTGATCGTGTGCCAACTAATTGGTAGATTAGGAAATAATATAATCTTATTTGTATCATATGTAATCACATCTTGTTCTTTCGTAATAGGATTATATAAAACTAAATCGGCTCCCCCATAATCGTCTGGGTGTTTGAAATACCATAGACCAGTCACCATTTTGTTACCATTGTCTAAATGTAATTTTCTCATTTCAATCGTTGTATCGAATGGAGGATTCTCTGAAAATAAATGATGTGCATTATCAGCTTCGGGTATTCTTCCAAGTTTAGGATAATACTTTGAAAATATTGATTCGGACTCTGTTATAATGTGATTACCTATTCTTGTGAGTTCATCAGAGATATCTTTATTTTTGATCACTATGTTAGAACGTATTTTTAGTTTGTTCCATTTCTTTTCACTCTCATCTGTTTCCCAAGAATCATTGACGTAACCGTAGAAACTCTCATCGAGAGAACCGTAAAAATGTGGCCAAGGATATTCTGTGTACTGTAGGTTCATATAATTCTTAAATCGTCTAATACTTTGGATTGATTGTATACCCTGTTATTCATGTTAGTCCATACCAAACTCTCTGGGACATCATACAGTTGGTCACAGTCTTTGCAATAGGATATATCGTCAAACCGTCCCTCTGTATGTGCAAGTCTTAGTTCTTCGTACTTGTCTCCGTTCATCACATCTTCTATTGTCTGCGTGTCCAGATGTCCTAGTGTTGCAGCTTTGTCGTTACCTAGTACCATGCAACACGCAACGACTGCTCCCTGATGACCATCTAACCCACCAGCTCTAACCTGTAACATTGGTGAGAATGGTCTACCACAACTTCTTCGATTTTCTTTTCTTCTTTCGTATGGACTGTCGTATTCTCCAGACCAGTTATGCATCATCCATATTTCTGACTTGGTGTTTGTGTAGTCTACCCAATTCTTTTGATACTGTTCTATTTCGTATTCCTTTTCATTTATATTTAGAATGAGATGTTGAGCTTCAACTGAGGTATTTGTGCCCTTGCATAACTCTACCAGTTTTTTCACGTTTTCACGAACCTGATAAAACGCATCTTTTTTCATCCACTCAAAATATGTCTCTGCATTGTATCCAACAACAGATAGTCGTAATGTATCCAAACCGCTGTCTGCAATCTTCTGGTTCAGTGTATCATTCAGTAGATAACCGTTACTGATACTGGTACACTTTGCACCCCTGTCTTTTATATACTTGATGCAGTCGATAAACCTTTTGTGTAGTGTGGGTTCACCGCCACCATGTATACTAATGGACTCGACACCATGAGAGATTGCATCGTCAACTATCTTTACAAAGTTTTCCCAAGTAAGAGATTTCTTGAACTCTCTTTCTCTGCCTGGCTCTCCTTGTGGACACATCTGACATTTGTAGTTGCATCCACCAAAGAGTTCCATATCCATCTGTCTAATCAATCAATGCACTCCAGCTCGCTGGAAATAATCTACCCATCAAATAATCAATTCTATCTGCGATTACTCTGGTCTCCTGTTGTGCGTCTGGTTTGCACCGTAGATTACACACCCTTGCAAACGCATAGAGTGTTCCACTCCAATACCATTCAGTAACCATGCTCTGTGGTAGAACCATGCGAGCCTGTTCTGGACACACACCCTTCCTTAGAAGTTCTTCATACGCCCACTTTGCAGAATGTAATACTTGCTGATAATCATTGACCATATCTTTTCTTGGATTGATCTCGATTGACTCATCAGAACTACCTTGTTTCTTATCGTCTGCTTTACCTCGCCAAACATCGGGTTCAAAAAACTCTGGTTCATCATCGACATATCGTCTTGATACCTCGTTCCACGTTAAACCGATTTGATGTTTGACTAACTGTCGTGCAACGAACACAGGTGCTTTGATACGAAACTGTGCAGAACAATGACCAAAGGGACTCCAGTGTTTATGTTTTGCAAGGTAGTTGATTAACTTCGTATCAGGTCTTTCCTCAAACGACTCTTTATGTTTTCCAAAAGACACACGAGCTGCGTTTACTACAGTAAGGTCACAACCCATGTGATCGATTAGTTCCACTGACAAAAATTTATTCTCACTTTGCATTTTTCTTCGGGAACCTCCTAGTTGGTCTGTAACCTCTCGGCCACTCTGGGGTGCGAGATGAGAGTTTCTTAACCTTCTCTCTCATCTCTTCATTCTCACGTTGCAACTCTGCACAGTTGAACTCTAAGTCTTTTACTCGACTTTCAAGTCTCTGGCTCTTATGTTCAAAGAAATTTTCTGAACGACTTTTCTGAGGCACTTTACTGCTCCTTCTGTATTAAATTTATTAAGACTATCTTACACTTTTCTTTGGGTATTGTCAAGAACTTTTTGTAGTCATTCATTAATTTTTTAACGTCTGGCCAAAAAAGATCTTCACTCATTTTTTTATCCCAATTCTTTTGATACTGCACTAACTCGTCCAGTATAATAAGTGTTTCCAATGATACACGTTTACCAAAGTATTCTTTCATCAGTAATGGATGAGAACCCTGTGGCACTTCAAACAATTTTTCAAAGTCATCAACGTGCGGTGATAACTCCTGTTCAAAATTATAACTTAGACTTTGTATATGTTTTTTCCAATCCTCATATACGTCCTGACTAAATTCCCCTATCCAACCTTTTCTGTTTGACCTGACAAAGTTTGCAACAAGAAAGTTTTTGATGTCGCTATACTCTGTATACTTTTTACTTAGTCTAACAAAAAAAGAACGGTCACTTCTTTTATAAAAAGAACCTCTGCTTACTTTGGATTTGCCACCAAACTTGTGAAAGTCGTAGTCACCCTCACCAAAATGTGCTTTGATTGCACAGTATGTCAAGTAAACATCTACAGGTTGCATTATATCGGTAGTTTGGCCTTCTTAGGTAGGAAGTTTAGGTCAGCTGCATTGACCTCTATTTTTTCTTTCAATCCTTTACTGATTAGTCTTGCGACAGTTGATGGGTCTATCTCATTCTCAGAACAATACCATAACACCGCATCCATGTGAGTAATCTTTTTCTCCAGTGCGATTTGTTCTATCTTCAATGAAAATGTTTTTGTGGTTTGCATATAAACTCCATAATAAAAGTGGCCCGTTGGATAACAAGGTGGGCCGAACCCCGATGAGTTCTACGCCGCTAGGCGATAATCCTCATAGTACCAATTATCGTTGGCAGTTATATTAACCGTTAAGGTGGTCAACCTCGTATTCTCCACTCG